TTATAGGGCCAGTAATTGTAAATATTACCTTAACTAATATAACATTAAATGTTCCTATAATTTTTAGCGCAGGTTCTCCTACAGGAGATACAATAAATATAGGTTGGGCTAATACAATTCATAGATATGAACTTAACACTCAAACTTTAACACTATTAGCTATTGGTTCATTTTTGAATTTTTCTCAATCACATCCTATATTTGCTACTAATTTATTAGATAATTTGTTGTTTTGGACTGATAATCGCAATCAACCAAGAAAAATAAATGTAGAATTTGCTAATCCTAATAATGATCCTTTTCCATCACATTATGTGAATGAAGATCAAATATCAGTAGCAAAATATTATCCATACGAAACACCTTTAGTTTTAAATCAAACTATTAGAACTGCAGATGCAGGAG